AGGTCTGGCAGTGGCGTAAGGCTGGAGTGCCGAGACATTCTTATCGGCGCTGGCATCTTTTGTGCGACAGGAAGTTTCACATTACAAAACTCAGCAGGAGGCGACTTCGGCGCACTTCAATTCGGCGGATCAACCAGTAGCTTCCCCGCGCTGAAGCGCAGCAGCACCGCACTGCAAGTTAGGCTCGCGGATGATTCGGCATTTGCTCCCTTTTCATGCGGAACATTTTCACACACCGGAAATCTAGGCTTTTACGGAACAACGGCAATCGCTCAACCATCTTCAACAGGACTTGGAACAACTGGATTTGTTAGTGGTGGTGGTGGTAATTTCGTCCATGCAAATAGCACGTTTACCGGGGGAATAGGCACAACAGCATACACACTTTCGGACATCGTCGCGCACCTCAAAAACCTCGGCCTCATTGCTTCATAATTTATGCTAACCAACCCAACACCCATAACCGTCGAACCCATCCCTGCGAAAGTGTTCGATAAACTCCATGTTTATACGCTCTCGGCCATTCAGCCGACCACGGATAGCGGATCAATCACCGTCGAACTACTGCCCGCAACGGCAGACGGCGAACTTGCCAACGGCAGCCTCGTCCAGCGCATGACCGCGCCGTTGACGCCCGAAATCATGCAGGCCGTTCCCGAACTCGCCGCAGCGTTCGCCGCAGTGTTGGCCGCGATTCCTGCGACACAGGCATGGCTCGCAGCACAACAGGAGGCTCCGATCAATGAATAAGCAAGTCACACTCACAGAAGCCGAGGCCAAGGTGGTCATGCAGTGTCTCGACCTCGCCGTCAAAACCGGCGGGCTCAACGCCGCCGCGCAGCTCCTGCCCATCGCCGCCGCCATCGACCAGCAGCTCACCCAACAACCAACAGAGGAGAAACAACAATGAACATCAACGACATCATCCAGACCCTGACCCGGCTCAATTGGCTCGAGGTCATCGTGGCCCTCAACGGCCTCATCGTGGCCCTGATCGCGATCTTCGCGCTCATTCCGGGAGAACAGCCCGAGAAGACGCTGCGGGCGATCGCAGCCTTCGTCGGCCGCTTCTCGCGCAAATGAAGACGGCGCTCGTGGTCATCATCCTGGCCTTCATCGTGGCGGCCCTGCTCTCGGGCTGTGCCACCCCGAGGATCGGGTTCGGCTATGACTTTCTCAACCAGAGAGTCACCGTCTCGGTCGAGCCCGGCGACGGCAAGCAGGTCGTGAGGCCCAAGCGATGAAAAAGACGCAGATCCAGATCCTCCAGGAGTCGGTCGGGGTCGAACCTGACGGCTTCTGGGGACCGAAGTCCATCCTGGCCTGCCAGCGCCATCTTCGGGCCCTCATGCCGAGGCCGAATCCGTGGCCGAGGCAGGATCAGAAGAGTCTCACGGCGTTCTACGGCCCGGCGGGCTCGGTCTCGACCGCCCGGATCTCGGTTCCCTACAGGATGTTTCTCTACAACGGGCCGGAGACCATCCGGACGCTGGCAGTCCACGAGAGGCTCGCTCCCAGTCTTTCTCGAATTCTCGACGAGCTCGGGAAGCGCTACAAGACCGACGAGGCCAGGACCGAGGCCGGGGTCAACCGTTATTTTGGAATCTACGCCAACCGCAACATGCGAGGCGGAACCCTCCCGAGTTTGCATGCCCGGGCCGCCGCGATTGATCTCGACGCGAGCCGGAATGGCCTGCACGCGCACTGGCCGACCAGGGCCCACATGCCGCTCGACGTGATGGAGATCTTTGCCCGTGAGGGCTGGCTCTCCGCGGGAGCCTTCTGGTCGAGAGACGCGATGCACTTTCAGGCGACACAATAGGAGGAAACATCCATGAAAAAAGAAACCACTGGCACCAACTGGGGCAAGGTCGCGCAGGCGGCCCACGCCGCCGACCACCAGACCAGACTGTCCGAGACCCAGGCCCAGCTCGAGGCCGAGCGGAGGGCCCATGCCGAGACTGTCAAGACCCTCGAACGTGCCCGCACGGCCGGGAAGAAAGCCGTCCAGGTGCCGAGGCCCTCGAGCCCCAGGGCCGGCAAGGGCGACATCGTCGAGGTCATCTTCTCCGACGTGCACGGCAACCAGGTCGACCCCGCGGCCTTTTCGGCGCTGCTCGGTGATCTCAAGATTCTGCGCCCCGACCGGATCTTCATCGGAGGCGACTTCATCAACTGCGGCGGATTCCTGGCCGAGCACCACGTCTTGGGCTACGTGTCCGAGGCCGACGACAGCTACGAGGACGACATGGCAGTCGCAAACGGGCTGCTCGACGCGATCATGGAGTCCAGCTCCTGCCCGGACATCCACTATCTCGAGGGAAACCACGAGTGGCGCGTCGAGCGCTGGGCTCTCACGCAGCGACTCGCCCACCACAAGGACGTCGAGCTGCTGCGCAAGACCTTCTGTGCCGAGCACGTCCTGCGCCTCAAGGAACGTGGCATCCGCTACTACCGGCAGGGCCACCTCCACGAGGGCTGCGACACGCCGGGCTGGGTGAAGCTCGACAAGATGTTCTATGTGCACAAGATCAGCAACTCGAAGGACGCGGCCGACGTGGCCCTGGCCAAGGCCGGCGGCAACATCTGCTACTTCGACACGCACCGGGCCAGTTTCAAGCCCAAACACATCCCGGGGATCGGCCTGGTCAGTGCCTGGAATCCGGGCTGCCTGTGCAAGCGCCAGCCTCTCTACGCCAACACCCGGCCGACCGAGTGGACCCACGGCTACCTGGTCCGCTTCATCTCCCGAGCCACTGGCAACTTCAGCATGTTCAACGTCACCATCAACGCCGGAGAGAGCTATGCCGGCATGCTACTGAAAGGAAACCGCACAGATGCCTAACTGGAAATCCATACTGGAAAAACAAAACGCCGCGGCCTATGCATGGCCGAGGGGCTGGTCGAGCCGCGACGACGTGGCCGAACAGCTCGAGTGCAGTCCCGAGAGAGTGGCCTCGCTTCTCGCCCCCGGCATCCGTGCCGGCACGGTCGAGCGCCAGGACTTCACGGTCTGGGACAACAAGCTCAAGCGCCTGGTCCGGATCACCGGCTACCGGGAGCTCGGCAAGAACGAGACGCCGGCCGCGGCAGATCCCAAAAAATCTGACGAGCCCGCGCCCGCGAGAGAGCCGATGGAGGGCTCCCGGGTGCGACGCCGCCGCGGCTCTGGCAAGGTCGGGATTCTGTCGAAGGATGGAAAGCGCTGGAAGATCACGTGGCCTCACTGCAAGCCCACGTATCCCTCAGGCAGGGCGTTCGGAAGAGATCTCGACGTCCTGTGAGCCATGACCCGGCTCGTCGCCAGGCCAGACTCGTGCCCGGAGTGGATCCGGGACACCATTCTGCGTCTCGACCAGCTGTGCTTTCCTGCCGACTGGCGCGTCCGCGTCGAGGGCTGCTACTGGTGGATCGAGGAACAGGACCGGACGCCCGTCGCCTATGCGGCCCTGCGTCCCTGCACGGCCAGGCACAATGCCGGACTGGGATTTCTCTCAAGGGTCGGAGTCCTGCGAGACTGGCGAGGCCAGGGACGGCAAAAGGAGCTCATCCGGAGACGGATCGCCCAGGCTCGCCGAGTCGGACTGAAAGAACTCGTGACCTATGTGGTCCCGTCAAATCTCGCGAGTGCGAATTCGCTCATTTCCTGCGGCTTCCGGCTGTATTCTCCCCGCCATGCCTGGGGAGGCAAGACGGCCCTCCACTTTCGAAAGATTCTATGAGTTCTGCGCGGAAATCTGTGATGTCAGAATGTTCCATCGAGAGATAACTTTGCCCAACGAGTCACGATCATGATCAATCTTGGAAAATCTTCAGAACAACCTGCTGGCATGATCGAGATGGTCTCCGCGATGCCGGATGAAAAAATGACCTATCCGTCTCTCTACATCTCTGGAAGAGAGGGAATCGACGATGCGCCCGATGTCGGGACCGAGGGCGAGGCCACGATCCGCTTCAAGATCGTCTCGAAGACCGACTCTGAGGGTCCGAACGGAAAGACCTCGTCGCTTGATCTCGAGGTCATGGGAATCGAATTTGGAGAGGCCTCCGAGGACAGCGAGGATGAGATCGAGAAGGGTCTCCGCGAGTCCGAAGAGGAAACCGAGGACGAGGAGGAATGACCATGAATGGAATGACCGACACGATGGCCGAGGAGCCAGAACCACAGATTCAGCTGACGCTGCCGAGATCGACGTTTGACCTTGCCAAGGGATTCCTGGCCGGGCTGAGCCAGGCGATCGGAGCCGCCGAGGCAAAACTCAAGGCCGACGAGAAGGCCGTGAAGGCCGACGAGACAATGAACGAGGTTCTTGCCACCGGCGCCGATCTTTCTGGATTCGGGGCCGAGCTCTCGGCGATGTCCGACAGCCGACTCGGGATTCCGCCAGTGGCATGATCTGGACATGTTTGTCTCGGAGATCATTGACCAGGTGATCGAGGTCCTCGGTCGGTGCGACCGGCAGAAGGCCCTTCGTCGCATCTCTGAGGCAGTTCGAGCCCTCCAGGACGAGGGCGACTGGGCCGCGAACATCGGGGCCCTCGACATCATGACCCTCTCTGACGGTCAGACCGTCACTCTTCCGCGCGAGGTGGAGACTCCGCTGGCAGTTGCCGTCAATGGCATCCCGGCCTTCATGCGAGACGAATTTTTCCGCTTCCATCTCAATGGCGACGGCCTGACAGACGACCACGTCGTTCCGTGGGCGTGGGATGACTCTGGGACCGTGCCCTCCTTCATGGACATCGGGACTCCCGGTCCCCTGATCGCCCGCTGCGACTCAGAGGCCGACATCGGCGTCGTCGTGCGAGTCCTTGGAATCGATGCGAATGGCCGAGAACTTCGTCAGCAGCTCGAGAATGGCGACTGGATCGACGGGACCGAGACCTTCGCAGTCAATGTCGCGGGAGCTCCCACGGCCGCCCCGACGTCTGTCCCGTTTCTCCGTCTCTTCGAGACAACGCCGACGGGACTGCTCGTCTCTGGGACGGCGCATGGCCTTGCCACGGCCGCCCAGATGCAGGTGCAGCTCGCCTCCGGGTCGATTCCTCAGCCCCTGATCAACGGGGCGTTCTATTTCATCCGAGTCATCGACTCGACCCGCGTCCTGCTGTATGCGACGCGACTCGACGCCCAGACGAACCAGAGGCCCATTCTGTTTTCGACCGTCGATCCCACGGCCGCGATCACGCTGCGAGAGACTCGGGCCGTCCGGGCCAGAACCTGCTTCGTGACCTCAGGAGCCAACCTCATCTCGGAGGGAGACCTCGTGGCCTTCACCGGATCACCGCTTCCGCTGCCGTTTGAGGCCTCTCGAACCTATGCCGCGTCTCCCGTCGCCACAGACCGCTTCATCGTCTACGGCGACGACAATGATCGCGAGAATGCGACAAATCCGGTCAACGCCACGACGCCCGGAACGTCTGTCGAGGCGCGCATTCTCAAGCCGATGTATCCGCTGACCCAGCTGACCTTCACTCTGCCACACAACTTTGTCACGGGAGACCAGGTGACGGCCTCGAATTCTGGAGGCGAGCTGCCGCAGCCGCTGATCGCCAACACGCCATATTTTGTCAGGGCCCTGAGCGCGACGACCGTGTCGCTCCACTCCACGTCTGCCGATGCGTCCACGGGAGCCAGTCCAATCGCGCTGACGTCTCTCGGAGTCGGGACCAATTCTCTCGTGAAGCTCATCGCGGCAACCGTCGCCGGCGGCGGAAGCAGCACCGTGACGACCGCGAGCCCGCACAATCTGAGTGCCCCCAGCGGGGCGGGCGCGACTGCCACGGCGGTGCTCTCGAGTCAGACGGTCGTGGCCATCTCGGTCGGGACCGGCGGGAGCGCCTACAACGTCTCGCCAAAGGTCACCATCTCGGGAGGCGGAGGCACAGGAGCAACGGCCGAGGCCATTGTCGCGGGCGGTGCCGTGGTCTCGATCCGAGTCATCACGGGCGGCACGGGATACACCTCGGTTCCGACGGTGACATTCACGCCGCAGGGCGGCAGTCTGGTCCGTTTCACGACCAACGGAACACTTCCAGATCCCATCAAGGCCGAGACGGTCTATCGCGGCGAGGCCCCGCTGACCTCGACGACATTTTCTCTCAACGACACGATCCCGAATCCGGTCGCGATCAGCTCTGGCGGCACTGGACAGCTCTATGTGGTCATCTCAAGGTCATTCTCGGTCGGCTATCTTCCGCAGTGGTCGGTGGATGCCACGGCCCTGTCGACGGGCGACGCCGTCCGATTCTACACGCCCGGAATTCTGCCGGGAACTGCTCCGTCGCAGGTCGACCAGTCGACTCTCTACTATGTCCGCAAGATCAGCAACTCGCTCGTCGAGATCTATGACTCGGCCGTCAACGCGAATGCGGCTCCTCCCACGGTGACAGGAAGATTCTCGGCCACGACCGCCGGTGCCGAGACGCTGTATCTCTCGAGGGCAAGATCGGTGACCGTCTCGCCCCGCGACAACAGTCTTGATGTTGATTTCACGGCGTTTCTCGAGAACCTCACGATTGTCCGTTTCACGACAACCGGGACACTTCCAGCGCCGCTCGCGACCGGGACCGACTACCGGGCCAACGTGGTGGGAGACACCATCGAGGTCTACACGACAGGAAACGTCCTGATTCCGCTCACGACCGTGGGATCTGGAACTCATGAGATGCTGATATCTCGCTTGATGACGGCTCCGGCCGCGACGTCGCTCGACATTCCAGACCATGGATTTGCCACGGGAACCGCTCTCACGGCGGTGACAAGTTCGGTGCTTCCGTCGCCGCTTCTTCCATCGACCACCTACTATCTCAGGTCCATCGATGACGATCAGATCGAGCTGTATCCCTCGCAGGCGCAGGCAAACGCCGCTCCCGCGACGGCCGGACGCATCACCTTTCTGTCGTCTGGAACAGGAACCCAGCGAGTCGTCGTTTCCAGAGCCCCGGTGTCTGTTCAGACCGTCTCTTCCATCGAGAAGCCGGTGACCGACGGATACATCCGACTCTATGCCTGGGACACGTCGAGAACCGGAAACATCGCGCTTCTTGGAGACATTCATCCCACCGAGACAGTCCCGGCATACCGCCGCATCAGAGTCAGCAAGTCGGCCACGTCTGTCCGCCTCAAGTATCGCCGCCGGGCCTTCGATGTGCTGACCGAGAGAGACTTCATCAATCTGGATTCTCGCATGGCAATCCTCATGATGGTCCAGTCACAGGAGCTGCTCTTCAAGAAGTTCATCGCCGAGTCGGAGCAGTATCGCCTGATCGCCGTGGAATACCTCAACAAGAGAAACCGGGCGCTCGACGGACCGCGCGCCCCGACATTCCAGATCAACGCCGACGTGACGACCAGGCCAGACGACTGGATGGACTAGGCCATGCAATCTCCCGCGATAACCCAGGGACGGCTCGTGAGTGTCGACGCCGGATGGATGTCGGGAATGAACTCCGTCCGGCATCCGTGGTTTCTTCGGCAGGATCAGTATCGCCGCGGGGTCAACGTCGTCAACCGCGGCGGCGTGATCCAGACGAGACCCGGATTTCGCATGCGGCTCACTCTTCCCGAAGGAAACTTTCAGGGAATGGCGCACTTTCAGGTCACCAAAGACGGGCGCCGTGACGACCACCTTGTTCTTGCCGTCGACGGAAAGATCTATTTTGCGCCGTTTCCTCTCGAGCAGCCAAGATTCTGGGAAGATTTTCGTCTGAAGAATCTTCAGTTTTCGGCAGATGCCGACATGGTCCATTTTGCGGTCGCCGAGAAGACTGTCACCACCGCGCCCGACCAGACGCTGCAGATCGTGCCGTCGCACAATGTGCTGATGATCCAGGACGGCGTGACCCCGGCCGCATACTGGGACGGAGAAGAATCGCGGCACCTCGTCGAGGCGGCCCCGAATCTAGAGACCCCGACCGGGACCTGGATGACCTTCTCTGGAGGACGTCTCTGGGTCGCGCGCGGCAATATTCTCCTGGCGTCTGATCTGTTTGACCCGGTCAAGTTCACCGAGCGAGTCGAGGGCGAGGGCCGAGGCGATTTTTCTTTCCCGAAACAGATCACTGGAGTCACCAGTTTCATCGGAGACGAGCGCGTCGAGGTCGTCGTGGTGTTCACGGACGAGCGCAGCGAGATCGTGCTCTCTGGCATCCGAGATCGCGCCCAGTGGGCCACGACCCAGGGAATGCAGTCGATCCTGTTCCCGAGCACCGGATGCGTCGCGGGACGAAGCGTCGTGTTCCAGGCGGGTCTCATGTGGTGGTATAGCTCTGGAGGTCTCGTGGCCTCTGACGCGGCGGCATCGAGCAACCTGACGAGCCAGATCAACTATCGAGACGCCGAGATGGCCTTCAGCAAGCAGTTTCTCAACGATGACTCGTCCATGATCTGCGGTCTCAGCTTTGAGAACTACCTCCTCATGTCGATGCCGATCGGGCAGAATCTCAACTCTGAGACGTTTGTGCTCGATTATTCTCCCCTGAGCGAATTTTCTTCTGAAAAGATCCCGGCGTGGTCCGGAGTGTGGACGGGGATCCGCCCGATCCAGTGGGCATCTCCGGTGATCAACGGAAAGCGGCGCGCCTTTGCGGCCTCGGTCGACTACCGCGCCCTGTCCGATGGAAGCCACAACCACGTCTGGGAGGCGTTCATGCCCGAGAGAGAAGACACCTTTTTTGAGCTGGGCAGCGACTTCACGAGGGTCGACTTCACGAGGCCGATCTTTTGCGAGTTTGAGACCCGCCTCATGGGAGACGGTCATGATCTAAAGTCCTTTCAGTATGCAGACATCAATCTGATGGAGATCGCCGGAGACGCGTATGTCACGGCAGACTACCGCGGAATCCGCGGCGCCTACAAGCCAGTCCTCTGCAAGCGCATCATTGCCCCGATCACGGCCGCCTCTGCCGGAGCCGACATCCCGCCTTCCGAGCTAGACATTCTCGACGGACTCAAGAAACAGAGCCGACGGGTCACGACAGAGAATGCCCTGCCGACCGACGGCTGCCCGACCTGCGAGTCCGAGTATTCTGAGAACATCGACAAGGCCTTCAGCATTCTTGTCCGGTGGTGCGGCCAGATGGCCGTCGAGTCGATCCGTCTCTTCATGGAACCGTGGGCCGAGCGGGCAGAGGGCCGCTGCGAGGAAGGCGAGACCAGGGTCTGTCTCGTCGGGGAGGACGGCAGGAACCACATCTACAGCCGTGAAGAGGGATTTGTTCCTCTCGAGGATCTCTACGAGGTCGGCGGCAACGCGTGGGCCTCGACGAGGTCCTCGACCGTCACCCTGACCTGCCCGGCGGGGTCTGTCACGACCGGGCCGCTCACTGTCACGGCCACCTCGACATACAGGTCG